CTGTTTCTGGAGCAGAGATGGTTGCCTGAATATTATTTTCTTGAGCAACCTCTTCCACGTTTGTTTGTGGTTGAGATGCTTTATATTTTTCCCACGCACTTACTTCTCCATCATTATTTAAATCAGAAGATTGTGCTTGCGGTTGTTCTAAATTATTTTCTTCCATTATTTAACCTCCTATGTGAACTATTATAACAGAATACTAAAGATTAAGAGGGGGAGGAGATCTAGCCCCTGCCCCCTCTCAAAGGTTACTGTTTACAGATTATGAATCTGAAGCAGCGTCTGCCCATGTAATAGCGTCTTCTTCTTCCCATTGAATACCAAAACGGACGAAGACGGTATACTCAATTGTATCCTTCTTTGCCTTGTATTCACGGTTTACAACGATATCACGTTGGAAGCCCCATACACGGTTCTGTGGGAATGTCAAATCGACATATCCTTCTGGATAGTAAGGAACTTCTTGGACATCAATTCCGAGAACACGTGTTGTACGTGCTCCACCGAATGTCTGGCCGTTTCCATCAAGATATGCTTGACGGTTTGCAGCAGTACCAGCAACACGATTACCCATTGCTTCAGCAATTGCATCAGCAAGAGTACCGTTATGCTTAACGATACCAGCAAATGTGTCTGTACCTACATAGAACTTGAGGTTATTCTTAAGAGCACGATACTTACGTGGCATGCCTAGAATAATCTCTTGCATCTTTTCTGGTGTCCAAGCATTGTCAGCAACGGTCAACGCAACTTCGTGCGAATCTCCATTGTCCTTGTGCTTCTTGACGAATCCCTTCATGATTGAAAGGAAGTTTCCAGTTGATCCATCGCCATTAATAGCGAGGTCTTCAATGTCATTAGCGAATGCGTTTGTCATCAAGCGAACTAGATGATCTTCAAGCGCAGCCCCCTCAACATTGTCTTCGAGTGCTTCAGCAGTAACTTCCCAATCTAGACGAATCTTCTTGGTTGTAAGTTCAACTTTGCTGAATGTAGCACCTGTGTTAGTGTAGTCACCGACACCTTGAGCAGCAGAACGAATTACTCGTTCACCCACGTTAATCTTTTCGAGTTCCATGGTGTTTGCTCTCATTGTGACACGACGACCATCCTGGGCGAGAACTGTGGCGTCCCAAACGTAATCAATGAAACGCTGTGCCTGTTCAGGGCGTAGGATACCGCTTCCAGCCTCACCTGAAGGATTTACTGCATTTGGTCCTGTTGTAAGACCTAGGTTAGCGTTTGGAATATTTCCGAGAACGCCACCGTCAGTATAATTGCCAGGGATATTTGAGCCTGCATCAGATCCAGATGCGTATGCACCTTGGGACTGATAAAGACCTGGTGTTGTTCCACCGAGTTGGCCTGATTCTCCTGACTGGTTTTTCTTTATTTCTTCCGACATATTGTCACCTCCGAGTTTTGTACTTAATTAAATAAGTCGGCTGTTTTGAGGAAACGTCCGCCCCATAAGGATTTTTCAACCAAAGTTTCCTCTGGTCGATCCTGAACGATCTCGCCTAGATCGCCAGACTTTCGGAATGCTGTATCTGCTTCTACTGCGTCAACACGCTTTCCAAACTCACTGAATCGTTCATTAGTTGCAGCGATATCTCTGGCGACTGCATCAAACGAACTTTTTACTGTCTCCTTGTCAATTGCAGTAGACTTTAGTACTTCTACTTCAGCCTGCAAGGACTTAAGAGTATTTGAAAGATCGCTAAAGGCCGATGTAATAGTTTCTTTAATTTCAGCAATTGCGTCAACAACTACTTCATCTGACTTCTTCTTTGCCTTCATCTCTTCTTCATCATCTTCTTCATCTTCTTCGGAATCTTCTTCCTCTTTAGATGATCCAGATGGTGCTGCAGCCTTTTCTGTTTCGGCAACTTCTGTTGTTTCTACAACGTCTGTCTTTTCAGTTGTTTCTTCAACAACGTCTGCCTTTTCAGTTTCAACTGCAAGAGTTTCTTCAGCAACAGGAGCGATCTCTTCTGACTTAGTTACTTCAACTGTTTCTTCAACAGTTTTTGTTTTCTTTGCCATAGGATTTTCCTCCTCTGTTATCTTAGAAGCATTCATGCCTTTAGCACTATCAACTAAGAATTTGACTATATCCATTTTG